CGCGCGTCCTCGGGCACGCCGGCGGCGCAGCCATCGGCCTTGTAGCTGGCGAGCTGCCCGGGGAAGAGATCCTGCAGGCGATCGGCGCCGGGGGCGGCGCACTCGATCCAAGCCTGGTCCCCGCCGGCGAGCCGCGGCCGGCCGGCGGCGCACCAGAAATCCCAGATGCGAGCGGTGGCCCAGGCGCCTGCGCGCCAGGCCATGACGCCCGAGCCGTAGCCCTCGGGCCGGTAGAAATCGCGCAGGATGGCGAACTCTCCGGCATAGCCGGCGATCGCGTCGAGGCTGCCGACCACGGTGGTGTCGAGGTCGAGGTAGAGCACCCGGTCGCCGGCAGGGAACATGCCGGGCTTGAACAGGCGGAGCTTCTGCCACCAGCCGGGTGCGGCGGGGTCCGCCGGGTGGCAGTAGACGCCGGGATAGAGGCTGGCGGCCTCGTCGGTCAGCAGGTGGACCTGGTGGGGGACGCGCAGGTGCCGGCGGAGCGCGGCGCGCAGCACCGCCACATAGTCGGGCCCGCGGCCCTCGTAGTTGCCCACCTGCACCAGCGCCACGGTGATCATGCGCACAGCGCCTCCCGCACGCGGTCGAGGTCGCGGCCATAGCCCGTGCGCAGCCACTCTCGATAGATCGCCTCGTCGGCCGCCGAGCTGCCGCGGCTGGCATAGGTCTCGTCCCAGGCGCCGCCGTTCGTGAAATGCCGGTGCGTCACGCGCACCTCGGGCAGGTAGGTCAGCACGCCGAGCGCGCGCGCGATGTCGCCGATCATGTTGTCGCTGTAGAAGTGGGCGACGATCGGGTTGAACAGGTAGCCGAGCGCGCGCACGAAATCGCCGCCGGCGCAGGGGTGCGTCGGGAAGGCACCGCGCTGGATGCCGTCGTCGGCGAACGCCACGCCGCACGCGCCGGCGGCCGCGCGCAGCCGCGCATCCCACTCGGGCGTCTCGGGCACCAGGTCGTCGGCGCAGATGAAGTAGCGGTCCTCGCGCGGCGCATAGACCGTCGCTGCGTCGTTGAACTTCTTGCAGGCGCCGGAGGGCTCGACCACCCAGGTTTCCCACCGCGGCGGGCGCTGCACGTCGGCATAGGCGGCCTCGTCGCCGCGCTCGAGGATGAGCACGCCGGGCTCGACCGCGCCGGTGGCGGCGTAGGCCTGGAAAAACCGGGCGCACAGCGCGGGCCGGCGGCGGGACGGCAGGATGATCATGGCGCCCCCAGCCACTCGCGGGTGCGGCCGCTCAGCGACTTCACCCGGCCGTGGAAGATCGTGTCGCGCGCTTGCTCCCACTCGATGCCGATCGAGCGGTCTTCGTTGTCGGTGCGCGCCCAGGGCGGGTCGAAGTAGTGCCCGGTGTTGTCCATCGGCACGCCGGCCAGCACGACACGGCTGTAGCCCAGCATCAGCGCCACGTGCGCGGCGAAGAGGCCCGAGGTCCCGCCGTAGCGCTCGAGTTCCCAATGGATGTCGACGCCCTCGCCGTCGCGGCTCGCGTGGCAGAGCGGCGCCTGGCCGCTTGCGTCGTAGCAGTGCCGGCGGCGGTAGAAGCGCCAGCCGGGCAGGTATTCGGGGTGCAGCGTCACCCAGTGGGCGACGCCCTCCTGGTAGTGCGCGCCCGCGTCGTTGACGGCGATCACGGCGCCGGCCCACGGCCGCACGCGCGCGACGTCGTCCCAGAGGTTGCGGCCGCCGCCGAGGATCAGCGCGGCGCCGCTGTAGCGGCCCAAGCGGGCGGGGGTGTCCCCCCGCCCGCCGAGCTTCTGCCAGATGTCGGCAGGGCCAAGCATCAGGCCGGGCCGACGTACCGCACGCGCAGGCTGATCGTGCCGGCGCCGCTGCCGACGGTCGTCGCCTTGAAGGCGATGTCGTACCACTTGCCCGGGTCGCTGGTGAGGCCGGCCAGCTCCCACAGCCGCTTCTCGATCTTGTCGATGTTGGTGGCCGTGGCCTCGTAGGTCAGCTCGGTCGGCGTGGCGCGCGCGCTGACCATGGTCACGTCGGACGCCCACAGCTCCTGGCTCACCACGGCGCCGCCGTTCTCGGCGGTGTCCCAGAGGCCGAGATCGTAGACGGAGCCGGAGGTGATCGCGTCGTTGAACACCTCGATCGACGAGATGCGCCAGGACGAGTGCACCCGCGCCATGCGATAGACGCTGTTGTCGTCGTCGGCCGCCGCCACCTCGACGGTGCCGACGATCTCGTAGAGCCGGGCGCTGTGGATGTGCAGCGGGTTGGCCTTCGAGGGCGTCGAGTCCGGGTTGGTGACGTTGGTGGCCTTGGTATTTGCGACTGCCAAGGGAGGTCTCCTTTCAGGGTGGCGGCCGCCGCGCTCAGGCGGCGGCGCCGGTCAGGGTTGCGGGCTGCGCGCCGGGGTCAGCTCTCCAGGCAGGCGATCTCGACCACCTTCGCGTCTTCGATGCGCGTCGCGCCGATCGACATGCGCAGGTAGACCTGGGTCGAGTTGCCCTTGTCGCGCCGCGGGCCGATGTCGGTGACGATCTCCTCGCCGATCGCGAGGCCGATGCCCGACTGCGCCCACGCGAGGCAGTAGCGGGTGGTGCTCGCCGCGATGAGGCGTTCCGACCGGGTGAACTTGAACCCCAGGAAGGTGTCGATCTTGCCCTCGGCCAGCGCCTTCACGGTGTTGTAGTCGGACGACTTCACCTCGGTGGTGTTGAGCAGGTTGGTCACCTGCTTTGCCGCGGTCGCGATGAAGCGCGGCTCCTCGGCGTCCACCTCGGCGGCGTCGAGGATCTCCTTGGTGGAGAGCAGCTTGGCGAGCGTGAGGCCGGTCGAGCCCACCGCCACCTTCTGCGCCGACGGGAGGGGCACGGCGGTGGCCGCGTCGTCCTCGTCCATCGAGTAGGCCGAGCCGCGGGCCGCCGCGATGATCGTGTCGTCCATCTGGCGGCCGGCCGCCCACATGGCGTTCATCACGTAGCGGTTCTGCGGGTTCGCCATCATGCGGGCGAGGTCCTGCGGGTCGATCAGGTCCGCCCACTCGAAGTCGTCGAGCGTGACCCGCCGGCGGCTGTGCGGGGTGTCCATGCGCGGCGTGTCGGAGTGCCGCGAGGTCCGCTTGCGCATCGAGGTGGCGCCGATGCGCTCGAAGTAGCCCGCCTTGCCCTGCAGGTAGTCGGGATCGGTGCGCACGAGCGCGCGCAGCCGGCTGCCGCGCTGCTGCGACAGCATGATGAAGTCGTCGCGGAACTTGATCGCGAATGCGACCGGGATCTGGCTGGACAACGGTTGTCCCTCCTGTGTGCCCGCCGTCGGCGCTCAGCCGGGCGGTCTGGTTGCACGGTTCGGAGGGTTGCCCGCGGTGAAGCGGACCCGGTCCTCGGCGGTGTCGCCCGCCGTCTCTCGGCGCGTCTTACGCGCGTGCACCCGGGGCGCCGGCGGCGCTTGTCCGGGAGGGAACCTTCTTCGGCGGCCGCGGCGGGTCCGCCAGCCAGGCGTCGAACTGGCGTGCCAGCGCGATCACCTCGTCGGGCCGCATCTGGCCCGACCGGAAGTCGATCGCGGCGGCGAGCGCCGCTATCCGGGTGGCCTCGCTCAAGATGCCATACCGGGGTGCAGCTGGGCGTAGAGCTCCATGCGGCGCCGCTCGAGCTGCTGCGCCTCGGGGCTCGCCGCCCAGGTCGGATCGGCCTTCATGCGCTCGGCCCGGCGCAGGTTGAGATCGTTCAGCTCCGCGCTCGGGTCGCGCAGGCCGCCGGCGCCGGAGCCCACGGCCGAGTCCTCGCCCATGCGGCCGCCGATCTGCGCGAACAGCTTCAGCAGCTTCGGCATGCCGATCGCGCTCTCGATGCGGTCGAGGTCCGCGGCCTCGACGCCCAGCGCCTTCGCCGCGCGGCGGCCGGCCTCCACGTGCTTGTCGTAGTCGCCGCCCCATTCCTTGCGCAGCTCGGCCTCTCCGGCGTCGCCCTTCGCCTTGATGTCGTTCACCCGGGCGTTGTGGCCCTCGAGCGACATCTTGACGAACTCGTCGTGCACCGCCGCGGCCTGGCGCGCGGTCAGCCCCGCCTTGTGGAACGCGGTCTGCGCCCAGCTCGCGAACTTCGGGTCGTAGATCCCCTCGGGGATGCCGGCGGGCGGCTTGAAGCCGTATTCCTCGGGCTTGCCGGGCCGGCCGAGCTTGCCGTAGACGGCGTCCCATTCCTCGGGCTTGGCGTCCTTGCCGGGCAGCACGATGCGATCGGCGCCGAGCGTCTTCTCCAGCTCGGTGTAGCTCTTGACCGCGTCGGCCGGGCCCTTCCAGCCCTTGGTCTGCACCACCGGCAGGAAGTCCTTGCCGGCGTCGCCGAGCGCGCCCGCCCAGTCGAAGCCGCCGCCACCTGCATCGCCCGCGCCCTGTGCTCCACCAGTCATGCTCCGCTCCTCAGCCGTCGAGCTTCATCAGCTCGGGGAACTCGTCGGGCCGCAGCCCCGCCATCTGCAGCAGGTGCAGGAAGGCGTCGCGCTGGCCCTCATTGAACGCCGTGGCCTGCGGGTCGCCGGGG